TTTCGTATAAAACGGTAAATAGTCCCCGAGGAAAAAAAATAGATTTTACGCCAGAACAAAAAGATTTTATTGTTCAATACGCAAATGAAGGAATGAATTCCTTTCAAATTGCTCAAATTATATTTCCAGATAGAGTTGTAAAAAATCTTTCCTCAGAACAACGAGCTGTAGTTTCTTTTTTAAAAGAGTATGCGCCTGGGTCAGTTAGGCTAGAAGATTCGGCTATAGATGAAAATTATAATCCTCCCACATCTATGGAGGAACTAATGGAAAAAATCAATTATTTTGCTGGGTCTGAATTAATTGAAGACAAATTAACGGCGTTAGAAAAAAAATGCATTGAAACTTTGGGGATATTCCTTCGTTCCCCTCGATTTGTAATGATCATCAATGGTTTTACGGACGAGAGAGATAGAAATTTATTCGAAGCAGAATTTATTAGAGCCACATGGGATAAGCCAGATTTAACTTCAGACGAAGTTAATTTATATATAAATGTCTGCGTAGATTATATTAATCTTAAAAACATTAGGAATCATATTGAGAAATTAAATAGGATGTTTAATGAAGCGGAAGAGCAACAAGATATGAGTATTCGATTAGCCGAATTGTTAAAGACAAAAAGCGAGGAATATAATCAGTGCGAAAAGAGAATGGAGTCCTTAATTAATAGGCTTAATGGAGACAGGGCTAAAAGAGTAGCGAATCGAAGGGAGGAAAATGCCTCCATATTATCATTGGTTCAAGCTTTTCAAAACGAGGAAGAAAGGAAGAGGATGGTGGACATGGCCGAAAAGCAAAAATCTTTAATTAAAGCGGAGGCGGACAAATTAGAGTCTATGCCGTCTTGGAAAGCTAGAATCTTAGGGATTTCAAAAGATGAGGCAGTTTAATGAAGGAACAGATACACAGTTGCAAAATTTGCGGTGAAACTTTCAAATCAGAAAGATCTTTTCATTCCCATTTGAAAAAGCACTCTGTTTCTCTTGGTGTATATTATACAACTTATTTTCAAAGAAAAAATCTTTTAAATGGAAAACCATTGCCTTTTAAAAATAAAAAAGATTATTTTTCTAAAGATTTCCATTCGAGAAAAGAGCTAATAGAATGGTGTGAAAAAGAATCGGAAGAGGTAGTTGCGCCTTATATAATAGATTTATTAAAAAAAAGGATTGCTGAGAAAAAATGGAATAAAGCCCCGTGCCATCTAGAGTTAACATTAAGGTTTTTGCCAACAATAGATATTTATAAAAAAAATTTTTCTAGCTACACAAAAGCTTGCCAAGAGGCGGGAGTAGAACCTATATATAATAAAGGGCTAGCATCGGGATTTTTTTACACAAATAACGAACAGGTAGAAATATTAATTGATACTAGAGAGCAACTTCCATTAGAGTTTGAAAGTTCTAGAGAACTAAAGCTAGATTTCGGAGATTATACCTTGGGTGGATCTCATTATAATTATACATATGTTGATAGAAAAACCGAAGGAGATTTTAAATCAACTCTAACTCAAGGATTTGAGAGATTCAAAAGAGAGCTAGAAAGAGCTAGACAATTTAATAGTTATTTATATATTGTAGTAGAGTCCACATTAAAGGAAATATATGAAAATAATTTAAATTCGCCAAGGAAGTCTAATTTAAATTTTATATTTCATAATATGATTTCTTTAATACAAGAATTTTCGGAAGATTGTCAGTTTCTTTTTGTGGGAAATAGAAAAAATGCAGAATTAATTATCCCTAAAATATTATTAGCTGGAAATGAATTATGGAAATGCGATTTGCAGTATTATATAGATAGGCATGACTTTGACGGTTAAAAGAAAAAAAGAAACGGCTACTTATAAAGCTATTCCTGCATTTATAAATTTATGGAACGATAAGACTTTTATGGTAGAAGAGTACGGCATTGAGGTTATGAGAAACATGTGTGATTATGACATTTACATTAAACCTCATGACGTGTGGCTTGATTTGAGTTATGCAGAAGAAGAAGGGTTTTTAGATAGCAAGGAATTAAAAAAGTGGCCATGAGCTGGGAATTAGGAGAACAAAAAAAAAGGATAAGCCAATTTTCTTCTATAAATGAAGAAATTCTATCAAAAAAGGGGTTCTTAGAAGAACCCGAAGCAAAGGTCTTGTTGTATAAATTTTTAAGAGAAAATACAAGCTTTGCAACAAGTTTAATCTCAGGAGTGGATTTGTTTCCATTTCAACATATGGCTATTAAGTCAATGTTTGAATCAGATTACTTCTTGGGAATTTGGAGTAGAGGCATGTCCAAATCTTTTTCTACAGGGATTTTTGCATTTTTAGATGCCGTGTTAAACCAAGGGGTTGAAATTGGAATTTTGGCAGCTTCATTTCGGCAGTCAAAGCAAATTTTTAGAAAAATTGAAGATATCGCCGCAAAGCCTTCTGCTAAAATGCTGGCTCAATGTATTACTAAAAAATCAAAAAGTAATGACGAGTGGCTGCTTGAAATTGGAAACAGTAGGATTCGAGCTCTTCCTTTGGGAGATGGGTCAAAATTGCGTGGATTTAGATTTCATAGAATAATTATAGATGAATTTTTATTAATGCCAGAAAGGATATATAACGAAGTAATTGTTCCATTCCTTTCTGTGGTAGAAAATCCAACAGAAAGAGAGGACTTATATAACGTTGAAACCCAACTTATCAAAAAAGGAGAGATGAAAGAAGAGGATAGATATCAATGGCCGAACAATAAATTGATAGCATTATCTTCTGCATCTTATAAATTTGAATATTTATATAAAGCATATCAGGATTTTGAAAATTTAATATTAAATCCGTCAAAAGAAGCCGATTCTAGCGCAAAAAGAGTTATAATGCAATTTGCTTATGACTGTGCTCCTAAGCAATTATATGATCAAAATTTATTAGACCAAGCAAAAGCTTCAATGAGTCAAAGCCAGTTTGACAGGGAATTTGGAGCTTTATTTACAGATGATAGCAGTGGATATTTTAAGACTTCTAGAATGGCGGCCTGCACTATAGAGGATGGTGACGAACCCTCTGTAGAGGTCAAGGGAATGGATGCAAGCGAAAAATATATTTTGTCATTTGACCCAAGTTGGGCAGAAAGCGAAAGTTCAGATGACTTTGCGATGCAAATATTTAAGTTAAATGATAAAACGAAACAAGGAGTTTTGGTGCATAGCTATGCTTTATCAGGGACAAATCTAAAAGAGCATATAAATTATTTTCACTATTTATTAACTAATTTCAATATTGTATCAATAGTAGGAGACTATAATGGAGGAGTGCAATTTATAAATGCAGTGAATGAAAGCGAAAGGTTTAAGAGAGAAAAAATTAATATACAATGTTTCTCTGCGGATTTTGATAGTTTAGAAAAATATCAAGAGAATCTTAGAATTGCTAAATCAGAATATTCTTTGTCGCAGAGGATTTTCTGTCATTTGCAAAAACCAACTTCAGGCTGGATAAGAAGAGCCAATGAATTATTGCAGGCAAATTTTGATCACAGAAAGATATGGTTTGCAAGCAGAGCGATCAACGACCAGTATCATCAGCAGAGGAATAAAAAAATTCCCATAAATAAATTAAAGTTTTTGAGAACAGCTGACTCTGAGAATAAACAAAGTAACGCAGCAAAGATGATTGATTTTGTTGAGCATCAATATGATATGATTAATTTAGTTAAAAATCAATGCGCCTTAATTCAAATAAGAACTTCGCCGCAAGGCACGCAAACTTTTGATTTGCCTCCAAACTTAAGAAGGCAATCTGGCCCAGACAAAGCAAGAAAAGACTCTTATTCTGCATTAGTTCTTGGAAATTGGATGATAAAACTTTATTATGATATGATGAATGTAGAAAATGCCAGTAGTTACTCTTCCACCTTTACTCCTACATTTATTGCTTAAAAGTTTACTTTAGACTTTTGAAAGTAACTTTAGTGTAACTATTGAAAACAAATCAAAACGATGCCTTCAAAAAAAAGACCATACATTAAGAAATCAAAATACTGGAATAAGTTTAATTCGGCCGAAAATTCTGCAGATAAGCCGTTAAATGATAATTTAAATGAAATTCTCGACGCCAAAGGCAACGCTCCAGACCCTATTTTTGCTGGAGAAAATTACTATGCAACAGCATCTTACAATAGGTCTGTTAGAGACAATCCAAACTCTTCAAACTTTAGCAGGAGAAATGGAGTTTATTTTAAAACGAAAAACTATAGGCTCGCTAATATAGAGCAAGGAATGCTTCCATTTGAGTATTCCGCAGATGGCGTAGACGTTAGGGCGGCAATAGAGCTGTGTCAAAAGGCGTATGCAAATGTTGCAGTATTTAGGAATTCTATAGACATAATGTCTGAGTTGAGTAATTCAGACATCAAATTGATTGGTGGAAATAAAAAAGTAAGAGATTTTATTTATAAATGGATGGAGCAAATAAATATTGTAAATTTAAAATCTCAATATTTTAGAGAGTATTATAGATCTGGAAATGTATTTTTCTTTAGGGTGGATGGAAAATTCAAAACAGAAGATTATTTAAAAATGAGTAGGGTTTATGCTGGAGTAGGCATTAAGCCAGGAATGATTCCTTTAAAATATATTTTGTTAAATCCTTATGATATCACCGCTGATAATTCGATGACTTTTAAAGCGGATGGAAGTCAAGCAGTTTATACGAAAGTATTGAGTCAATATGATATAGAAAGACTTTCCAACCCACAGACTGAATATGATAAGGAAATATTAAATTCATTACCAGCGGCAGTAAAAAAGAACATCAAAGATGGAACTTATAATGATGATGGGATAAAAGTATTTTTGGATCCTTCTCGTTTAATATATTCTTTTTACAAAAAACAGGAC